GCACAAGCCGCTCAGGAGCGGCAACTTAGCGACTTGCAAGGCAAATGGAATGCATTTGCCGCCGAACAGGATGCGGAATTCATCAAAGCCGCGCCTGAGTTTGCCGACAAGGAAAAAGCCGCCGCGCTGCAACGCGCTGCCGTCTCTTACCTGAAGGAAATCGGCTATACCGAAGACGAATTGGCCAGGAACTGGAACGGCCAGCAAGCCTTCAGCTTGCGGGAAAAACGCTGGCAAATGGTCATTCGTGACGGTATGCGATATCGCCAGGCACAAGCGGCAGTGCAAAAGTCGCCTGTCAAAACTGTCCCACCTGTAACAAGGCCCGGTGTGGCACCAGCGCCCGGAAGGGCATTGGAAAGCCAAATCAAACAACTCGAATCCGCCCTTGACAAATCAACCGGCAATCGAAGCGCTCGGATCGCTGCGGACTTGCAAGCTTTACGGCGCCAGTTTGCCTCACGCTAACAGGTGAACCCATGACAATCGCCACCAGTGCCTTCAGCACCTATTCTGCTCTTGGCAATCGCGAAGACCTGTCGGATCTGATCTATCGGATCGACCCGACCGATACGCCATTTTATTCCGGCATTGATCGCGAGCCGGCTGCCGCGACCAATCACGAATGGCAAACCCAGGCCCTTGCCGCCGCCACTGCGGGCAATGCCCAGCTCGAAGGCGACGACGCCGTGGTTGCGACCGCGACCACGCCGACCGTGCGGCTCGGCAATCAAACGCAAATCCAGATCAAGATCGCCCGGGTGACCGGGACGCAACTCTCCGTTGAGCATGCCGGTCGCGCAAATGAGCTGGATTATCAGGTCATGCTTAAAGGTAAGGAGCTCAAGCGCGACGTTGAGACGACGTTGCTCAACAATCAGAAAAAGCTGGCCGGTAGTGAAACCACTGCCCGCAATATGGCCGGCGTCGGTGCCTGGATCGCCAGCAATACCGACAAGGGCACCGGCGGTGCCGATCCGTCCGTAATCGATGGCAGCGTTTCACGGACCGATGGCACGCCGCAACGCGCATTTACGGAATTGCAGCTCAAAAACGTGCTGCAAAAGATCTGGATCGCTGGCGGCAAGCCCGACGTGATCATGATGGGCGCCTTCAACAAGCAGGCGTTTTCCGGCTTTACCGGCCGGGGTACGCCAATGGAAGACCAGGCCGACATGACCATCACCGCGGCGGCCGATACCTACAAGTCGGACTTCGGTACGCTGCGCGCGGTGCCTAATCGGTTCATGCGGTCCCGCGACGTGCTGGTGTTGCAAATGGACATGTGGGCCGACTCGGCATTGCCGGATCGCAACATGGTCGGCATTCCACTGGCAAAAACCGGTGACAGCGATCGCAAGCAATTGCTGATCGAACACACGTTGACCAGCCGCAATGAAAAGGCATCGGGCGGCATCTTCGATCTGACATCATCGTAACCGGAGGCAACCCAAATGCCCCTTCAAAGCAGTCACCCTCTACAAGAAGTAGAGGTTTACGGCCAACTTGCGAGCGTGGCGAATACCTCGGTGCTCTCAATGCACGCGCCTTTTCAGGGGCGCGTGATCAAGATCGGCGCCGTACTTGGCGCGGCGGCATCAACCGCCGATGCCACCCTGACCACCAACATCGCCGGCGCCGCCATCACCGGCGGTGTCGTGACCGTCACGCAAGCCGCGTCGGCCGCCGGCTCGACCTTCACGGCCACGCCGACCGCTGCCAATACCTGCAATGAGGACGACCCGATCGGGGTTGTCGTTACCGGTACTGGCACCGCCGGTGGTCCCGTTACCGTGTTCGCGAAAATCCGTCGCGGCACGTTCTGAACTCCTCCCAAACTTGGCGGTCCGCAAATGGGCCGTTCCTTTATCTCAGGAGAACATCATGCCCGTTCGACTCGGCACCACGCAAAACCTCACATCAAGCGCCGGCACATCAACACCATCGGCAGTGTTTACTGCTGGCATTACCCAAGTCCGAGTCATCGCCAGCGCAGCCTGTAACGTGCGCATAGGCGACGGAGCCCTGACCGCGGTTACCACCGACACGCTCCTGGCCGCCAATGTGCCGGAATACTTCACAATCACGGCCGGCCAGAAGATCGCCGCCATCGGCGCCGCCACCCTCAACGTTACCGAATGTCAGCAAAGCAAATGAGCGGCAGCGGCATTATCCTCCAACCTCGGGTCGACCCCGAGACCAACAGTCTGATCATCGGCCAATGGCAGGACGTTGAAGACATCATCGAGAACAACAAGCGGCTGTCCAATCTGCCAAAGCCGCGCTCGGATTGGGGAAGGCACTACGCCACCATTCCGCACAATTTCCGCTTCAAGTGGTGGATCGAGGAAACCGGCGGTGACATGAGCATGCCGATTTTCTCGGCACGGTTTGAAAACGAAATCGTCGCCAAAAAGCTTGAGGACCCGGAATGGAAGTTTCTGCGCGTCGATCTCGGTCCTAGCTTTCAGCTCGGGTGGCGCAAATGAGCCTGACTAACTATGCGGATTTACAAACCGCAATTGCCAATTGGCTCGGTGGCCGCGCCGATCTCAATGCGGTGATTCCCGATTTTATCACATTGTTTGAAAAAGCCGCCAATCGGCGCCTCCGCGTACAAAGCATGCTGACCTCCGCCGATTTGACCACGGTCAGCGGCGCCGCCACCTTGCCCGCCGATTTTCTCATCTGGCGCGATGTCAAATGGTTGGGCAATCCGGTGCGCGATCTGCAATACGCCATTCCGGAATGGATCACCATCGTTTATCCGAGCGCGCCGGGCGGACCACCATCATATTTCACCATCACCAGCAATAATAGGCTGCAGACGATGCCGTTTGACGACACCGCGCTGACCCGGCTGCACTATTACCAGCGGGTGCCGCCGTTGGCCAATGTCGGCACCAACTGGTTGATGACCAACAATCCAGACGCATATCTATTCGGTGCGTTGGCGGAATCCGGTGGGTTTACCCTGGACGACAACGCCCTGGCGAAATGGGTGGCGCGGCGTGATCAGCTATTCGATGAAATCGAACTGCTCGACAAGCGCGGGCACGGCGTGGGGGCAATGCAAGTTCTAGGTCCAACACCATAGGAGTAAACACATGGCAGCCCACAAAAAAGGCCAGGCACATCCCGGCCCGTACACAGACGCCAAGAATGAACACACCGAGAGCAGCCGGCATACGCAAACCAGCGTTAACGGCGGGGTGGAAATGACGAGCTCGCCGGAAGCCAAGCCGCTGGTCGATCCGGTCAGCAACCGCAAGATTGAGCCGGTGACCGGCGGGCCGGGCCTGGCGGATATTCTGCCCAAGTAATGCCGCTCATCAAGTTTGGCGAATGGCGCCCGGATGTCTCCGACTATGAGGGCGGCTCAACGCTGACCATCCGCGGAGCCATTCCGCGCGGCGATGGTTATGGGCCGATGCTCGATACATCGCCGTATACGTTTGCGTTGCCGGGGGTGTGCCGCGGCGCCTTCGCCATCTATCCGCACACGGGCATTCCGCAACTGTTCGCGGCGACCGCAACCCGGCTGTATCACTGCAAAACCGACCTGACTTGGGAAGATCTCAGCAAGGGCGGTAGCGCCTATACGGCCGTGCCCAACGGCGAGCAATGGCAATTCACCCAATTCAATGATCTGATCATTGCGGTGCAGAGCAATTGCCCTCCGCAAGTCTACAATGCAGCAACCCTGACTGGACTGTTTGCCGATCTCGCCGGCAGTCCGCCGGCGGCGCGGTATGTCTCGACAGTCAACGCGTTCGTGGTGCTGTCCGGGCTGACCGCGAATCCGCTGCGGGTGCAATGGTCGGGCCTGGATGACACCACGCAATGGACGCCGGGCGTTAATTCATCGGACTTTCAGGATCTGGCCGACGGTGGCATTACCCGCGGTGTAGCTGGCGGCGAGTCGGGCCTGATCTTTCAGGACAATGCGATTCGCCGCATGACGTTCGCGCCCGGCACCGATTTCGTGTTTCAGATTGAGCGTATCTCGCAGGACAAGGGTCTGTATGCGCCTTACAGCATCATTCGCGCCGGCGAACGGGTGTTTTTTCTCAGTATCGACGGGCTGAATCTGATCTCGCCGCTACAAGGCTATCCGGTGCAGATCGGCAAGGAACGGTTCGATCGCACATTCCTGACGGATCTCGATCGCTCCAATCTGCAAATGTGTATTGGTGCCAATGATCCGCGCGGCTCGCGCGTGTTCTGGGCCTACAAATCGGCCAGCGGCTCCGGCAAAGTCTACGACAAACTGTTGTGTTACGACTATGTGCTCGATCGCGCGACCATCGTGCCGATGCGCGGCGAGTATCTGGTGCAGATGGCGCAGCCGTCGATTTCGCTCGATGCGATGGATACCAAATATCCGAATATCGACCTGATGACGACCTCGCTCGATGCTTTTGCCGGATCGACCGAACCGGAATTGATGCAATTCGACACGCTGCACCAACTGGCGCTGTTCGGTGGAGCTCCGATCGAGGCCGTGGTTGAAACGACCGAGGAAGGCACCGACGGGCAGCGTCTACGGGTGCGCGGCTTGCGGCCGATTACCGACGCGCTCAGCCTGTTCATGTCATGCTCAAAGCGGGAAACCACGCGTATCGCCGCATCCTATGTGGCCGAGTCCTCGCCGCTGGTGAATGGGATGTGTCCGTTCAACGTATCGACCCGCTACGCGCGCGGGCGACTGCGCATTCCGGCGGGAACGGTCTGGACTTATGCCGCCGGCGTTGAGCCGCAATTCGGGCTTGAGGGCGCTACGTGAGCATTATCGTCCTGCAAAAGGACGAAACCGACCAGCGCAAGATCATCTTCGCCATCAATCAGGCGATCCAGTGGATCAATACCAAAGGCGGTAGCGGTGGTGGGGGCAGCGCCAGCGGCGATGGGGCTGGTCTTCGGCTCACCCTGGTGAGTGGCAACCCGGTGATGTCAAATATTGCCAATCCCGGCGTGAGCAGTTCAATCATTTATTACACGCCGTACAAGGGCAGCGCGGTGCCGGTTTGGAACGGCAGCGCCTGGGGCGCGGCGGATACCGGCGGGGAACTGGCGCAGGCTTTAAGCGACGCGAGCAAATCGCCATCGGCGGCAGCGCTCGACACGCTCTACGACATGTTTGTTTGGGCTGACGGCTCGACTATGCGCTGCACCCGCGGCGATGCCTGGGCCAGTCAGACGGCACGCGCCTCACCACTCGGGATCAATACCGGTGTTTTGGTCAATGCGACCGGGATTAGCAACGGTCCGAGCGCTGGGACCGGAGTTTATGTCGGCACGATCAAGACCGGTGTGGCTGCCGTCTCATGCGCATTTCATCCGCCGCAAGTCGGTCCGGATGCCGATGGTGTTAGCTTTGGCGAAATCGACATTTGGAATTTCTACAATCGGATTAATTTTGCCGGTAGCGTGCAAATCAATTCGCCGCTGACCAATTGGACTTGGCCAAACACATCTTGGCGCATCGCCGGCGGATTTGGCGCTTACATCTTCTATTATGTCTGCGGCATTGATGAGGATTTCATCAACGCGCGCTACGATACCCAGGTTAATACTTTTGATCCGAGCGATATCGCATATGTCGGGATTGGCGTTAATAGCTTTTCAACGCCGAGCGGCGTTCAGACTGGCATGGGATCGGGAAGTGCTACGGATGCCCCATTCGGGCCTGTGATGGCCATTTATGCCGGCAATCCGGGAATTGGATTTCATTATCTCGCC